ATAAACCTACATCTTCTGGAAAAAATACTCTACTTTCGTTATCCCTGCCTGTTTCAGGCATATTAAAATCTTGCTCACTACTAGCGTCATCTATTTGTTTCTTATATTTAGGATACAACTTTTTAGCTTGGTCTCTACTAAATAATCTAGAAACTATAATATTTTCAGCATCATCAAAAAATCTGTCTCTACTATTAGGGTCTACATATACATCAAGAGGGTCAACATCGTGCATACAAACTTCACCTTTACCCATATCTCTCATAGGGTCTTGATATACATTTATATAACCAACACCCATAACATAATAATCATCAATAGCTTGTCTTATAACAGTTCTACCGTCAGATATATCATACATATAACTAAGTAATGCACTCATTACATTAGCTACTTTTCTATCAGAGTCTTCTCTAGGTGCACATCTAAAAGATGGTCTATTAGTAGTCAGCATAGCTTTTGCTGTTTCTACTGCAGGGTGTATACGATTAACAACTATAGGAGCCTGTCCTCTTCCTTCTAATATCTCAGATTGCTCTTTAGTCCATTGTCTACCTAAACGAAACTCTTTGTCTTCTTTAGCTTGTTGAGCCCAAGAGTCACGCTTCTTAGAATAGTCCTTAAATAAACGAAGTGTTTCGTTTACTATCTCTGGTGTTTTGCTTTCTTTTGCCAATATTCTACCTAGTTTTTATCAACTTAATATACAACTTAAAGGGTCATCCAATCAAGCTTTTTCTTTGGTTTATTTAAATAATCGTCATCTTTATCAAAATCTTTTACTCTAGAAGGCTTCGCTCCGTCTAATGCAGTCCATATTGCATCCATTACATCGTCATGTTTACCTCTAGGATAGCTTAAAAATTCTTGTTGCGGTATATTATCTTGAGGTCTAAAGTAAAAAGAACCTTTAGCAAACAAAGGAACTAAAGATAATAAACGCTCACTTTTCCTATTTCTAGGTTTTACACCTTTTTCTAACCCAGGTATATATAAACTTTCTTTTAACATAAGTTCTCTAACAGCTGTTCTAAGAGCTTCTTGATAACCTACTGTTTCTATTTTCATCCTCCTAGGCCTATACTTCTTAAAAACGTCAATAAGTTTTTGAGGCTGCTCTGCAGGACTAATTCTATCCCTATAAACATCAACAATATACTTATTATTATCGGAGTCAATACCCATTGTAGCAACAACAAAATAATCAGCAGTGGAAGAAAGGCTACTAGCAGGGTCAACTCCGCAATAGATTTCAATTGGTTTAATCTCTTCTTCTCCATCTATAGTCCTAACTAGACAATTTTGTCCATTAATTCTTTTGTAGTCATAATGATGCATCTTTATCCATTCTGGTTTGAACGGAGCCATATCAGGAGATTGAGCTATATTCATATACTCTTGATAAAACCCATTTAAGTTCCCTACAGATGCAAACTCTTTCTTTATTTCATTAATACGTGATTTAGGAAACCTTTCAGGCCATATACTTTTTTCATCCTCATCCCATATAGAATACCATAATACATTCCATGCTGGAGAGTCTTTAGCCCAATATAAAAAACAATCTTCAGATATTACAGTACCTATCATAGCTATTTTACCTTCATCTGATAATGATGGTATCACAGCTTCTGTAACCCACTTTCTATTCTTAGCTCTAGCTTCTGGTGTAAACGCATTTAGCTCAGACTCAAAATCGTCTACTATAATAAGGTTAGGTCTAGTGTCCCCTTCAATAAATCCTCTAACTCTTTGTCCTGTACCTACAGCTATAATCCTAGCTCCATTAGCAAGTACTACATCATTGTTAGTCCATCTTTTAGCGGTATTAGGACCAAGGTCTCCAAAAATACTTTTAAATTTATCTGAATGCGTTAAATGATATTTAATACGTGATAAGAAGTTTATTGACTGAGTTTGTGATTCAGATATTATAACAATAAATAAATCTTCATCTGACTTTTTAAATGCTATTCTCCATAATGGAAAGATAAGGGTGGTAACTGTAGACTTCGCTGTACCACGAGGCGCTGCAATTAACACCCTTTTTTTGTCGTCGTTAGCGAGATTAGCGTACACATCTTTATGGAAGGGGGGTGTACTCTTTCTCAAGGCTGTAGGGAAGCAGTGCCTTCCGAACAGTGCCATATTATTACGAAGCTTTTTTAAAGCTTGCATTTGGCTATATTGCTCTTCGTAATCCATTAATCTTCTTTCAAATTACTCAATAATCCAGTAACGCCTATTGGAGCTAATCCCCAAATTAGCTTTTCCATTTCCTCAACTTTTTCAACACTACCAAATACTTGTTTTAATCGCCTCATTGGAACGCTATTGTTTATACGTAATTTTTCAAATATGCTACCAGTTTTCCTCATAGCTCTTATCTCTTCTAATTTAGCTGAAACTTCTTCAGGTTTTCTAAGATATTTAACCCAATCTCTATATTCTTTTGTAGCTCCCTTAGGTATTTTTATTTTATTTGCATTTATAATTTTATTTATCGCTACAGAAGGAAATTGAGGTGCAATCATACCTATATTACCATATTGAGCGGCATGCTTTAATTCGTGCACACCAGTTGAAAGCTGCTTTCTTTTTCCAAAACCAGAAGAAAGTCCAGTTAAAGGATTTGTTCTTTCCCGCACAGAAATCTTACCCAAATCTAAACCAGAAGGCTTATGACTATACTCTCCCCAATTGCCGGGAAGATACTTCTTATCTAAAAATCTGATAGGAGTATAACCTATATTTGTGTTTATTGAGTCTTTATACATAGAATCAAACTCTGAGCTCTTTAAAAATTTAATTTTTTTATCGTTATTAATTTTGTTATGTTTATTAAAAACTTTATAATTTGTAATTCCCCATGGCGGAGGTGGAGTTAGTCCTGCTTTGGAATCTGCAAGCCATGCGTCAAAAAGGTCTTTAGAAACAGGAGGATTCTTTAACTTTACATTGTCTATACTATTTTTCCTAAACCTTTCTAGTGCATCTTTAGAAAGTAGAGTTTTTTTAGCCTTACTTCTCATAACTTGCCTACTAGCTTGAGTAGGCTTTATAACTTTTTGCAATAAACTTAATAAACTACGTTTCATTTTGCTCCCTGAAGAAGTTTAAAGAGCCCTCCTAAAGTATTGTCGTGATTTCGTAAAATTGCAGCTATTAAATTATCATGATAATTATCTACTTCAAATACATTTTTAGGATTAGGTTTTCCTCTTCCCAAATTTCCTATAAACTTAGCAACATAATCATCTGGCCTTCCAGGTTTAGGGCTTAATCTAAAATCAAAAGCTCCTCCTGGATATAACCTTCGCGTTATATAATCAGGGTCTGTTTTTATAGCCCCTCCTGGCATTCCGTAATTAGGTTTAAAATATTGAGTAGGAGTCATTCTATTTTTCATATCAATAAGTCTTATACCACCTGGAGTTTTATAGGCTCTTAATTTTTGCATTTGTCCTAAAGGAGAAGATATGTAACGCTCAATATCCCTAAGAGCATCTTCTCTTGTATCGTATGTTATATTACGGGGTTGATGAGAAGGTTTCCTTCCTGGAACATATTTAACATCTATATCCATCATAGGTGTTCTTCTAAAGTTTCCAAAATACATATTAGGAGTTGCTTTACCAGTTTCTGGATTTATAAAAAATTCTTTTCTTATATTAACCCCTGTATCAAGAGGATGATGTTCGTCCGTAAATTTTTTAATATTACGGTATTCTTTTCTTCCTTTACCTACTAGTCTACGAGATTTATTTATACTTTGAGGTATGGGGCTTTTTCTAAGTAAACTTAATAATCCACGAGTTGTTTCACTAACTCCAGGGATATTAACAAACCCAGATAAAAGACGCCTCATTTGTTCTGGACTAAGTTTCATTTTTATTTTTTCTTTTTAGGAGGTCTTCCTTTTTTCTTGCCGTATGTACCTTTACCTTTTGGCATTATTCTTTCTCCTCTGTTACAGTTTTAGTTGCTATAAGCTTATCCTCTTCCTCTCTAAGCTCATCAATAAGTTTTGTATTGCTAACCGCTTCTATACTTTCGGTTGTTTTAACTAAAGACTTTTCTTTCATACCATGCATACCCTGCAAATTCTCTACAGCACGCATTAAATTAGTAACATCCTTTTTATCTTTAGCCATAGATATTACTTGCGAAAATAAATCTAAAGTATAAGTCTTATCTAACCCATGGTCAGATAATAAATCTGCTAGTTCTTCTTTTATCATTTTACTAAAAACCTCCGTTTTCATTATACGCTTCCATTTTTTAAACTCAGTAGGCGTATAGCTACCAAGAACCATATCTAACGCTAAATTATAGTCCCATGTAACAGAATAGGCTTTAGCAAGATTTTTCATCATATCCTGCTTAGACTGAACTTCTAGCATAGGTTTGCCAGTCATTGTAGTATTAGTCTTCCTACCTGATACTTTTAGTTTCTTAGAAGCATATTTAGGATTAAAAAAAGTGTAACCCCATGGGAACCTGAGATATATATTGTCTTTGTCATGATTAGAAGGATACTCCTTGCGATTAATGCATTTAGCAACGTAATCGTCATCAGATATAGCATATCCCCCAGGTTGAACCATTTTCCAGTATACATACTTAATTCCCTCTTTATCTGCCTCTTCTTTTCTGTATATAGTGTATGTAGTAGGACCTACGTCTTTGTGGTCTATATTTACTGTATACATTAGTCAACTAATTCAAAATGAGGAAAATCGTCAAAATTATTATCATCTACCTCAAAATTCATATTCCAATCTCCACCCCATCTAAGTTTTATTCCCATAGACTGAGCAATGCCAATAACAAAACCAGCAAAAAGATGAAAACGTTCCCTATCATCCCAATCAATAGGATAAGGGACCACATCAACAGCCCTACTTGGATTAGAGTTATGACGGCCGTGCGGGTATTTAACCTTTGTACGACCTTCTTCAAATAGCTTATTTTGTCTTTCAGCACTTCTATGCCCCTCTATTATTGAACAATCAACGTACTTTATTACTTCGTTTAATACTTTTTGAAGCCTCTCGTCTAGTGTGACTAAGTGCTTCCTACTTCTTGGTCCCCATTTATACATTTACTCTTCTCCTTCTGTTGTATCTCTCCAGGTTAACCAGTCTCCAGCACCACCAGGAAGATGGTCGTATATAGGATATCCAAAATAGTCTACAGCATCAGCAAGCATCATAGCTTGACCTGCATAAGGTACAGAGTATCCAGCAAGACGAGTTAATAATTTACTTCCCGCTTTAGTTGCTAATTTTTTAGTTACTTGTTTACTTCCTGGTTTAGAAAATCCACGTTTTACAAAATCATAAGCTTGTTTTCCTGCAGCAGGAGCCCAATATTTTGTAAATCCAGGGTTATTCAGACCTTCAATCACTGGACCAAGAAGACTATCTGCTAAAGTAGGGTCTTCAGGCATAACAGCATTTTCTATACCAGTCTCAGGCATATTCTTATCAATAGGCTGTTCATAGTCGTTATCAGCCATTTCCTCAAGTTTTTCCATAGCAAGCTTCTGCCCCAGCATAGACCTATTAAAAGGCTGTGTAGCTGTTGCAGCGTAGTCTTGCATATACTGCGGAGCTTCCCAAGGTTTGTATTTTTCTGCCATTTAGTACTCTATATGAAATATAAATGTTAAATCATCAGCTGCATAAGTTTCACTAGACCCTACTTGAGCAGAAAAATAAACAGTAGTACTACCAGGCTCTGCTTGTAAAAGAATAGGTAACATATGTTGGCTTTGATTAGCATTAACAGAGCTTGCATAGTTACTTACAACTCTAGCTCCACCTAAATCCATATAAGACCCATCATCTCCATCCCAATGCCAGGCTCCGCAAACTTTCAAAAGAGCTACGTTAGCATCACTTATACTAGGACCAGAGTTTACTGTCCCAATATCTATACTGCCTACTTGATGAAATAATAAGTCTAAATCATCAGCCGTATCATCATTATTTATAATAGTTATGCCTACTAATTTAGAGCATCCGCCATCTTCTTTTACAGCATTTGGTATTGCTGTAGCATTAAAAAGAACATCATTAGCACTATAAGCACTTGTATCAAGTGTAGGTGTAACTCTTATTACTCTTCTTTTGCCCGTAGATATGCTAGAACCAGCACTATTTGGTGTTACTGATACCCCAGCATTAGTTATCGTTAAATCGCTCATTTATTCCCCAATTTGGTTAAAATATATATAAATTATCAACTTAATATACATAAGTTACTACTATTATCCAAATAGTTTATTAAAAAAGGACTTATTAGACCTGACAACGACCTACTTACTTGCCTAGTCTACAGTAACTGGGTTAGTTACCGCATAA